CACCCTCGATACTCAGACCAGTACATTAGACGTGTACGAGCAGACGCGAGAGATCCTCTCTGCTCCGTCCTCGAGGCCGCAGGAATCCCCGTAGAAGACGATGTAATGTCACCCTCTACCAAGGTATTCTCCTTCCCTATAAAGTCTCCTGACGGGGCTGTGGTGGCCTCTGAGATGGGTGCTATGGAGCAGTTAGAACTATGGGAGATATATCAGGACTTTTGGTGTGAGCATAAACCATCTATGACGTGTTACTATCGTGATGATGAGTTCCTTGAGGTAGGCCAATGGTTGTACAACAAGTTCGATAAGATAAGCGGAGTGTCGTTCCTTCCTTATTCCGAACACACATACCAACAGGCTCCTTATGAACCCATCGACGTAGAGACCTATGAGAAGCTGAAAGAGGAATTCCCAGAGACGATTGATTGGAACATCTCTGAGAACTCTGACATGACGGAAGGGTCTCAGCAGTTAGCCTGCACCGGCAATAACTGTGAGTTGTAACTTGATAGGGGCTTCGGCCCCTTTTTTATTAGTCCCCTAATACACCCTTTAATGTCTTACCTACTACAGGCAAAGCATATAGTGTTTCATCAGGTAAAGGGTCTCCTTTTCTTACTGCATCAGATATGTCCTCTAAAACAGCAGCAGGCAACGTAGCTCCTATAGGAGGCATCGTATTTAACGCCATAGCATGTATAGGATCTTCCATAAACTTAGCATAACCATAGTCATTAGCACCCATCGCACCAAACGTAAGAACAGACCCTATCTGATACATAGCACCGTATGCCGCTTCTTTAGGATCAGGAGCCTCACCTTTAATTACCTGACGTGCTTCGTTAACAAGACCGTAACCACCGCCTGACAACACCATATACTTCATGGCGTTAGTAAGAGCTTGCTTTTTATTACCGTTAACCCACTCTCTATAAATACGATCTTCCATCAAGTCAAACTGTTTAATAGCAAAACCCTTAAGCATGTAGAATAAACGAGCATTAGGATTAGCAAGACCAAAAGATGTCTGGGCAGCCGGGTTAATAGGCTGTAGTCTAAACAAGTCAAACATAACTAAATCACGTACTAACTCACTATCAGTATTCTTAGCCGCAATATCACGTTTAAGTTGATCTAGCTCGCCTCGACTAAAACTATGCTTCCATTTTTCATCAAACTTACCTGATCTTATGTCTTGTTTTGCTTTATTAAAAGAAGCACCCATGATACGACTTTTACCAAACTTATCAAGACCAGAAAAGCCTGACGCTTTCATAGACCATTGCAGCAAGTCTTCACTTGCTTTAGCCATTTTCTCAATAAAAGGAGAGCCAAGTTTAGGGTCGCCTTTAGTAGCTCGTCTAATAAATTCACCAAATACTTGACGACCCAGCCCTACGTCATCAGCAGAAAGACGTATACCGTCTTTAGAAAACAGGGCTTTAAGTACATTACCTACACCTAACTCAAATGAAGCGTTGAATAAATCATGTACGTTCATCAACGCACCGTAAGGGTTAGCAATAGTGCCTACGTACCCAAGAGAACGAACCATCTCCAGCTCTTGAGCCATGCCTCTATTAGCATTGACACCTAAATCATCTAGTATTTCAATAGCATTCTTTATCTGAATGTCGCTAAGACCTTCTTTTTCTAATGCCTCGCGTATAATTTTTTCATCGAATAACTTAAAGGTATCAGTCTCTATTTTAGCCAATGCCTCAAGAGCAGTTATTTCTCCCGCTTCTACTTTATTTCTAAGTGCTTTAGGAAGATCTTTTAAATCAGGAGCAACAAGAGGAGTACCAGAAGTACGAAGACCTAACTGCTTACCCAACTCCAAACGAGTCAATGTTTCACGCTGCCATCTCCAATGAGAATCAAATATGTTAACGTATTCTAGTTGCTCATCTAAAGGTTTTTCACGCTCCTTTTCCATAGCCTTACGTTTACGAGACTTACTAGCATCATCTTCAGACTTACCAGCGGCCCTTGCTCTATTAATGCGTAGGCTTACATCGTCATCGCTAGATCTAACAGCAGAGTGCATCCAGATATTAGATAGCGGTCCTTTAGTTCCTTCTTTACGGTAACGACTATTAAACTCTACACTATCGTCAAGGAAGCGTTGAAGTCTATCACCTGCTCCTTCGCCTATTTTTCTATTAGCGTATGCTTTAGCTCTTTTAAGTGCGCCTTCAGCGGCTTTACCTCCTAGTCTTTGTGCGTTAACTGCGTCTAACATCATGTCATTAAAAACAACGTCATCAGCAAGAGTACGTAGATCCTCCATACCTTTCCAGACGTGATCTAATTCAGACTGTCCTCGTACTGTGCGATTCATAGCCCTAACAATACGCTGTGAAAAAGTTTTACCTACCGTTACTTCAGCCAACTTAGCAAGAGGTGACGCTAAACGCCGTAGCTTAACAAATATATCCTGAGCAACAGGTATTGTTTTGTTAACGTCTAAAGCAAACCTACCAGACACGCTATCAAGTAAATCACGTCTATATGCATTAAGATCATCAGCATCGACAAACCCTCTAGTAGAGTTTTTCCTTAGCTCTTTGATTCTTTTGTTTTTACCTATGATCTTATTTAGCTGTGAATTAGGTATTCCCATCTCACTACCAAAGTTAAGTAGTCTAAGATTAAAGTTTCCTAATTGATTAGGATCTACGCCTTGACGACCTAAAGATTCAGCAAGAAACTCTGTTTCTCTTATAATAAGTTGATCTATTGCTTGATCGTCAGTAAGCTGTGCATCAGGACGTACTACTACTTTATTAGCAGAGACTGCTTCTTGTAATGCATCTGTTTGTTGTACGTTTAAAGACTCTGCATCAGTAGACTTAGTAACAAAAGAAGAATTAAATACAGTATCAAGAACCCTACCTGCTACGTAGCCTGTAGCGGCACCACCAGTACCATAAAGAATACGTTCTTCAGGAGACTCTCCTGACATAAAACCATAAGTACCTGCATCAATAGTAGACTGTGCAGGAATACCGACAATACCTGCCCTAGTTAAGGCAGCTGCTGTCATAATACCACCCGGAACAATACCTATTGTTTCAGCAACTGCTCTTGCTCCCGGATTAAAATAGCCGTAATCTTCTCGCTCCTTGTTTATGCGGTCTTTTTCAACAGAATAAGAAGTCCCTTTTTGCTTAGAAACTAAAAGAGCTTCAAGCTCGTCTGCTGCCTGTAAAGTAAGACCACCTGCTACTTCACGAGCAAAACCTAGTGCTTTTTTAGATCTGCGTTCTTTTATCTTATTGGCAAGGTCAAGAACTTCTTTAGGAAGAGTAGATTCAGGTCTAGGCTCTTCTTCTAGGATGGGCCGTCTTTTTGCAAAAATACTTTTTGCCAAGCTTTGCACTTCAGCGGGTAAATCTGAAGGGATAACTCCACCTACATCAGACCTTTTTACATCACCTATACGTGGTCCTCTTGCTTCTGCAAACTCCTCACGAGTCATGCCATAAGTACCCATAGGACTCAGGGCTTTACGTATAGGAGCAAGACCAGACACATCTGGAAGTGATACATCAGGAACGCTAACAGAAGGTAATGATGGCTTTGATTGTGCCATAAGCTCTGGTAAAGTAACATCAGGTTTGTCAACGCTTACATCAGGGAGGCTAACAGAAGGAAGCTCTCTAGACTCTATAGCATAACTAACTCTGTCAGCTAATTGTTTAAACATGCTGGGAGTTTTATCGAAGTCTGTATCAAACTCGTCGCCGGGCTTAACATAAAAATCTATCTTTTTAGAACCTTGAGAACCATATACCAATTCAGACGCAGTTTCTTCGTCTATCTTTAAGACAGTAGCTACTTCTTTAATTGTAGCGCCAGCTTCTATTGCCTCACGAGCAAGACGAGGAATAGCTTCTTTTGGGTTTTTAAATTCTTTTTTATCTTCGTCTTTTTCAGCCGTAGACATTAGTTACCCCCAGTAATAGAGAGATTACCTTCCGTTGCTATTGCTTGACCCACACCAAATAGAGCTTGCATTAAACTGTCTTTTTTTAATCTTTCTATAGCTTCTTCTCTTGATAGGTTTTCTAACGACATTGTTAAAGTAATAAGCGCTTCGTCTTCAGCTGCTTCAGCTGCTTCTCTTGCTGCTATATCTCCGGATCGTTTTTGCCCAGAAATCTTTTCCCGCATACCAGACATACCATAGTCAATAACTTCTTGTTCAGTAGCTCTAGGATTTTGTTGTAATTTAAGAACAGCTTGTTCTTTAAACAACTTAATCTCATCGTCTTCAGCATCTTCAAGAAAATCAGCCATGTCGTTACCCATCCACATCCAAGTACGACTGCCTGTTGACCTTATTTTTTCCATAAGGTTCTCTACTTCTACAGCTAGTGCTTTTTCCCCTGTTTTTGCTTCTCTGCGTTGTTTTCTGTCATTGTCTACTAACGTAATTAAAGATTTAACAGCGTTAATTTTTTCAGTTCTAAGCATACCCGGCTCATCACTTGTAATTCGGTCGTATGTTTTAGAAAGCATAGGAGCCTGCTCAAGTAGTTGAGGATTATCTTTAATGTAAGCAGCGTAGTCTGGTAATAACTCGCCTGATGTAACAGCAAGTTCACGCGCATCTCTTGCACTCTGTAAAGTATTCACTTCTTCAAGTATGCCACTACTGAGTCTAGGAGGTATTGTAACTTCTTGACCGCCATATGTAATTGACTCAGGAACTTCAGTGGAGCCTGAAGACAACATCTGAGAAGCGACTACACTAGTTATCTGCGTTTCAGTACGGGCTTGCTGGTCAGCAACGTACTTATCTTTCGTTGCTGTTAATTTTGCAGCCTTTTCTAGATCACCTGCTCTTGTTAGTTGAGCAATAGCAAGATCAAAACGCTCTAAAGGAGTAGCGGAAGCTAATTGTTCTTGAACTCTACGACGACCCGGAGCAGCACCTATTTGTTGAGCAGCAGTAAATAACCCTTGGAGATATGCTGGCTGAGTTGCCGATCTAACAAAATCTTTTCCAAATGTAGCCATTATTAATCTCCTACAAATTTCTGAGTATATCAAAAAAGCTTGTACTTTCTGGGCCACCACTAGGAGCAAACAAACCTGACAATAAACCAGTACCTGCCGCTCCCATCAAGTTACCCTGTCCAAGAGCAGATCCTAACAGCACATCAATACCAGAAGCAGTAGCTTCACCAAACAAACCTGTACCGTACAACTGAGCTTGTTGTGCCGCACCCGCCGCCGTCTGTCCCGGTGTGACTCCTTGTAATAACATCTGCTGTGGTAAATAACTAGCACCTAAGTATTGTTGTCCTAAACCTGCTTGCTGTTGTTGTTCAGCTTGGGCTTGTTGCATGGCACCTAACATAGCTCTGTTACGTGATTCTTCTTGCGCTTGAGCCAATGCAAACTGCTCTGGTGATCCACCAAACTGTGCAGTGCGTACACCAAGACGCCCCTGACCTGCTAGACGCTCTTCTAGTGCTAGGCGTTGACGCTCTTCTTCAGGACGTTGTGCTACTCTCATGCGCTCAAAGATAGCCTGTTCACGTTCTCCTGTAGGCATCGCAGCTTGCTCATAAAACTGACCTGCACCGCCAAACAACTGACTACGCATAGCTTGTTCTTCAGGAGACATTGCCATTGTAGTTGACAGCTGTCCAGTAGCAGGATCAATCTGCGTACCAAACTGACCACCAGTAGCGGTAGTAACAGTGTACGGTCTAAACGCTGCCTGTCCGATCTGAGTCTCGGCTAGTTCTTGTCCTAGACCTAAACCCTGATCGCCGACCCTACCAAGCCTGTTGTAGGCGCTTGTTAAAAGACCAAGACCGGCAAGCCCTTGAGCGCCTCCGCCTTCAAGATAACTTGCAATATCCCCTAAAGTCTGACTTCCAAAAAGCTCTTCAGCCATTGTTTTCTCCTAATTAAATCGTTTTACCTATTAAGGCTAGTAGGTTAATTTCTTGTAGTGATAATGCAAAGCCGTTAATGTCAGATTCAAGACCGACAACAACACTTGTTCCGTTCCCTACTGCATTAAGACTTCGTTGGTTAGTTAGTTCACCACCAGTAAACTCTGATAGCGGTACTGAGTTAGCGCCAAACTCATTGACGTTATAAAAAGCAGGTTGTTGATTACCTACTGTAAATTCTGTTGTGCTGAAACTTGTGCCGAAGTCATAGGCAAACTTCATAAATACCGTAGCACTGTTAGCGCCTACCAGTGTTGGCTTAATCTTCTTAAGAATCTTTAAACGAGAAGGATCTCCAAATGTCAAACTAGGACTAAAGTATTTAAAACGATACTTAACGCCATTATCAGAGTAACCTTTGTACTCACTAATTCCGTCCGTTGTTC